TACCAGAGCGATAATCTCATCATGGAACTGACCTATGGTCTTAACCCCGTTCTTCCTACAGAGTGCTACCCAACTGTCAAAGCAGTAGACCCCTGTAGATTGGTTAAGCGTAGAGAACTTGTCTTTGTCACTACGCAGACTGTGATAGAACCCACTGACCGGGTTCCGTAGCCATGTCTTACCTTCCTTGTCTCTAGGCTCCATGCTACCAACTAGCTTGGTGATAGCCCAGTTACGGTCCCAGAAGGCGTCCAGCAGCTTCTTAGCCTCTTTGACAGACAGGCCAGTAGTCCTGCTGAGTTTAGTAGCTCCTACACCATAGGTGGCTGAGTAGTTCACCACCTTGTAGTTCTTACGTAGGGCCTTCAGGTTTACCTCACCTAAGTTGTGCTTGTCTATGTCAGCCTGAGTGATAGCCCCGGCATGTTTAGCCAAGTCAAGGTGCGGGTCAAACCCATCTCTACTCATTTCTGCTACATAGTCAGGGTCTAAGGGCTGCATGTAGTGTCGTTTGGTTGTGTCCTCTAGAGAGGTCATGTCAGCACCACAAAGAGTGTAGCCTTCAGGTGCAGTCAGACAGCCACGTATCTCCTTACCCCAAGGCTTATCTACACCGGGGAGGTTTACCAGAGGCTTGGCATGTTTGAACCGTAGGGTGTTCGTGAACCCTGCAATCTCTGCCTTCAGCCACCCATCCCTATGACACTCAAGGAAGCCCTTAAACATACCAAGACGGTGGTTAATGACAGACAGTCCATCTAACAGTCCTACAGCAGGGTGACGGTCTATCAAGAGCTTGACACTATCACAAAGCTCAGAGCCATCCCGAACCTGTTCTACCATCCTCTCACTACCATCTGGGTTACGCTTGTAGTCCCAAGTGGCAGGTTCCCAGCCTAGACTACGTAACCATTCCTTGATTTGAGAGTGAGAGCTAGGGTTAGCCCTCTCTTCCTTATCNAAGACCTGTATAGGCTCCTCAGTGGTAGGGGGGTGTCCTCCTGCCCTTAGCAAAGCATACCACCGCTCACCGAAGACTGTAAGGCTACCATCGGCCTTAGTAAGGCGCTTAGGCTTCTCTACCTTCTTGTAGACCTTATTCCTCGGCATAGCTTCTGCGAGTTGCTCTGTTTTTTCGTCTTTGAGCCGCAAGAGTTCGTCGTAGTGAGATTGAGCCTTTCCCACGTCCAGNTTCCATTTCAGAGCCTCCTGCTGACGAGCGCAGTCCATCTTGAACGACAAGTACTGTACGAACCTGTCCCGCTCCGTTTCGTCTTTGTAGAGCCACTGTAGCTGGCTTGTTAGCTCTTTGTAGAGCCTTACGTTGATCTTCACGTCTTCTTCGCATCGGTGTCTATACTCCTCTGGTGTTAAGTTGTTCCAATCGTCAATCTTGGGCTTAGGGACACCATACTGTTCCCCATAGCCTTCCAGTCCATGTCGGGGTCTGTCATGGTTGAGATACCAAGACAGAGCTAAGGTATCTACCAGCTTGGCCTTGACCTCGATACCAAGCAGCTTTTCCACTAGGGGGATATCATACCGGATAATGTTGTGACCTACCAAGACCTCAGCCTCAGTGAAGAACTTACGCATAACATCGTAGTTGTGGGTCCAGTGCATTTCCCCGTTGTCCATCCAAGCCACTACATGAATCTTGGTGGCATCCTCAAGGAGGTTGTCAGCTTCAATGTCAAATACTGTCATCTTCTAAACCCTCCAAAACGGAAACTATCTTCCTGAGTTCTTCTAAGGTTCCGTCTCTCTTTAGCCAATTAGCCCTGTGCGAGATAACTTGAATGTTACCTTTCACGTAACCCTTAGCAGGAATAATCCTGTCTAAAGACGGACTACAAGGCCCCGGTAACCCTTCTGACCTCTGTAACTTATGTCCGAGAATTGGGCATCGCTCCGGTATAACAATATCTTCTAGTTCAAGATCAAAAGGAACACCCATTGCTTCAGCACGCTTCTTAGCAGTGGCTAACATAACCTTCTCTGGGTTCCTCTTCTTCCACTCAAGACTATTATCACGCTTCCTAGCCCCGTTTCTTGGGTAGTTTTCGGCATCCCACTTCTTTTGGTACGCTCTTTGTTTCTCTCTATCCTTATAGGGCATCGCTTACAAAATCTCCTGCAAGATAAAGGTGGATGGGTCAAAGCGTAGTCTACCAGCCCTACCCTCTTCAGAGCAAGGGCGATTCTTCTGTACCGTAAGGTAGGTTGTGTTCCTCTCGTCATAGTCCTCAGCCTCTTTGTCCCGGCTAAGGTCAATAATGACAGAAGCTCTCTGTCCAATCATCTTACAGTACTTAGGGTCACCGTTCTCATTGGTGTGAGCAATAGTGACAATCCCTACGTTAAGCTCGGCAGACAGCTTGGACAGTCGGACTGATAGGTCAGCGAGTATCTGTTCCTTACCCTCTTCCGTAAGCCCTGCTACTACATCCTGAATAGGCTCAAAGAACACAAACTGACAACCACAAGCCTCTCGGAAGAACCTAATCTGGTCAATAAGCTCATCAGTCCCTTGACCATCAGGAAGGTAGAACTGGTAGAAGTTCTCGTCCTTAGTCAAGTCAGTGATAGCCTCTTCGATAAGGGGGCCTACCTCTTCCTCGTCAATCAGGTCTCGACGGGTGACGTTAGTTCCTGTGTGGTAGGTGACCAACCCAAGCAGACTACGTAATTTAGTTTCCTCTAGGTGCCATGTAGCAAAGGGTACACCCTTCTGTAGGAGGTTATACTCCAAGAACCTCATCACCTCAGTCTTACCAATACCAGTCTGTGCCTTAATAACAGTGAAGTGTCCCTGCATCAGCCCCATGATCTTGTCGTCTAGGGCTTGTATCCCGGTCGGTACGTACTGGTGTTCCGGGGTATCTCGGTACAGGCTTAGGAACTGGTCTGTAGTGTTAAGGATGTTCTCAGGGATAAACTTCTTAGCTGAGTACCAAGCATTCTTAAATGCCTGAGCCTGTCCTGCTACAAGAAACTCGTTAGCATCCTTAAACTTGTCATGCGGGACACGGTAGACCTTGTTAGGGAACAGGTTAGCCATCTTAGCTGCTAAAGCATTGCCGGGACCATCAGTGTCCACTGACAGGATAATCTTCTCAAAGCTATCTAACCAAGTACTACACTTCTCCCAGAGAGCCTTAGAAGGGGTGGCACTCGGTAGTGAGACTACAGGATTGGTGTAGTTACCCTTTAGCATCTGGTAGGCTGACATAGCGTCTACCTCACCTTCTGTCACGGTCACAAACCTAGCACTACCAGCATTCCATAGGTTCATCCCAAACAGTTCATCCTGCTTAAGACCATCACTACTAAAGGCTTTAGGAAAGTACCTAATCTTCTTACCACCACTAGGGTAGGGGTACTCCTGTTTAATCGGTTCGCCATTACCTGAGTAGGTGACTACACCATAATGTTCCATAGTCTGAGAGGAGATACCTCTCATTGCTACAAAACCAAACTCACTATGCTCTTGTATGTTTGTAGGGATAAAGTTCACTTCAAATTCCTCTTTGTAGGGTCTAAGGGGAAACTCTTGTAGTATCTCTTCACTGTAGGTTACACCCTTAGTAGGGTAAGCCTCTTCACAGCTATGACAGTAGCCAGTCATCTTCTCTACGTTGTAGCTGAAAGCATCAGTACTACTACATCTAGGGTGAGGACAAGGCTTATGGCTAATTTCTACCATGTAGTATTCCTAAACTTATGTAGGGACTGTAGTATATAGTAAGCCTCTTTTCGACTTACTTACGAAAAGCTATTTAAGCATAGCTAGTTTGCGTTTGATTCTTTGGTCAGCATACTGCACCCCTCTCAGTGTCATTTTAAACTTTGTAGCAACCTCTTGGGCGGTTAACTCTTCAGGTCCATAACGTAGTATGAAAATCTGGTAGTCCCGGTCTTTGAGCTTGGCTCTCATAAAGTCATCGACTTGGTAGACCCAAATCATTTCCTCTGTAGCACCAGCATAAGAATGCTCACTACCCTCTACAAGCTCCGTAGAGCCTTCTAGAGCGTCTCTGAGGTTATTGTAGGTGTCAGGGGCCATAGTATCTAAAGGCTCCTCCTGACCCTTCCTGATGGCTCTAGCGTTGTCTCGGGTTTTATCAGAGGGGGGTATAGTCAATGGACCTTGGCGTAATGAAATAAAGTCCTGCATTCTCTTCTTACTAACTAATACAAGGTCAGGGATACTGTCGTACCCCTTCGCTTCATGCTCTAACCATTCGAGCAGTCCCTCTGATACGAGGTCTTCATATAGGTCTGACCGCCGGAAGCTACGTGCTAACTTCCGACAGGTCTTTATCTTCTCTTCTAATTCCATGCTTTTCCTTTGGTTTGGAAGAACTCGTCAATGAATATCTCCAAGTCCCGTATGTTAAGTGATGCATCTGAGACATCATTCTTAAGTCTATCATAGGTAGCCCTACTCTGCCAAGTCTTGCTCTCCTCGTCTTGTAGCATGGCGTGGACCTCATCCTGTGCTGCCTCCAGACAGTCACGAATCTCAATCAGTTTATCACGTACATCAGACATATTACTCTCCGTATTTAACCAGTCGTTTGGTGGTGATGGTCGAGGTTCTCTCGTCCTCGTACCAGAATACTGTAGCCTTAGGGCTTTCCCCCACCTCCAGTATCTTGCCTAGTGCTAACACAGGCTTGAGGGTTCTGTAAGCACTGGACCCTTTATGCGGCAACCGCACTGAGGCTTGGTAAAGCCCCACTACAGTGTCGTTAACAGATAGGGGGGTATCTAAGAAGTCCTTAGCCATTCTTAGCTTCCTCGTACAATTCCTTGGCAGTCTGTAGGTTCAGCTTAGTACAGGCATAGTCTAAGGTATTCTTAGGACCGGGCCAGTTGGCTAGGCGTTGCTCCAGTTCTTTGATCTGGGCTTCGATACGGGGGGCTAGGCTTTGTAGTGCTGCGTTCATTAGAATCTCCAAGCTAAAAGTAAGATTGATAGGGCGATAACGGTAAG